CCGCAGTCCTTCGCCGGGCCGGCACCGCACTCGATCCGGCAGACGGCGGGCCGGGGGCCGGGGGCGGCGGCTGCAACTCCCAAGGATTCCTTGGGAGCTGTCGGCCGGTCCGGAATCTCGCCGCTGCCGTCGCACACCGGGCACGCGAACCGCACCGGGCCGGGGCCGACCACGCGGTCGCCGTGGCAGTTGCCGCAGGGGGCGGCCGCGGCGGTCGCGCAGAACAGGGCGAAAAGCAGCGCAAGGAAAGGCGATTTCATGGGTTTCACCCGGCGGGCCGTCTCCAGTCATCGGGGAGGGTCACGCTCGCCACGGCGAACGATCCCTCCCATGCCGACCGCGCGGTCCGCTCGGAGTCGTAGCGCACGATGTCGTAGGAGTCGGGATAGGCCATGAGCCGCTGGTCTGGCATCCACCGCGCCCACGGCACCGCGTGCCCGTTGCGGCCCACGCTCACGACGTAGCCGTGGAGCACGAGGCACACGGCCTGCTCGTAGCTCTCCGGGAAGATCACCTCCAAAGGGCGGAACCACTGGGCCGTCTCCTCCCAGCCATCGGGAAACCGCGAGACCGGCGTCCACGGGCCGCGCGACTGGTTGAACCCGCCCCGGCCGGTCGTGCCGTGCAGCGCGTGTTTGAACTGGTAGTCGTAGGGCTGCACCGTCTCGGGCAGCATCCCGCGACGGACGGCGATCTCCAGGACGCGGCGGACGTTCGCCCCGCCCCACTGCCGCGGGTTGGCCTCGGCGTAGACGGACAGCGGCGACAGCCAGACCGAGCCGAAGTCGCGAGACTCGGGGTAGCGGTAGTCCTTCCGCGGCCCGCCATAGTTCACGCCCCGCGCCCGGTTGCGGGCGGCCTCGACGTTGGCCCGCAGACTGTGGCACGTACACTCGTGGGTCGGGTCTTGGTTCGTGAACCGGTCAATGAAGTTGAGCCCCCACGCCCCGGCCGCGTCGTTTTCGCGGGCCTTCGCGATCCAGTCGCGCGGCTCGATCCACAGGGCCTTCGGGAACTCCCGCGAGGCGGAGCCGCAGGCGTCGCGGAGGGCGTCGGGCGTGTCCTCGATCGCGAGGCTCGCCGGGTAGCCGTCGTGTTCGGCCGGGAAGGCGTCGATCAGCTTCGGGTCGATCATGCGACGGCCTCCGCTTTCTGGACCGCAGCCGCGATCCTCGCCTTGGCAATCTCGACGTATTCCGCCTCACGCTCGATGCCGATGAACCGGAAGCCCTCCAGGATCGCCGCCTTGCCCGTGGAGCCCGAGCCCGTGAACGGGTCGAGCACAACGCCGCCGGGTGGCGTGACGAGGCGGCAGAGGTAGCGCATGAGGTCGGTGGGCTTCACGGTGGGGTGGTGGTTGCGGCGAGGGCCGGATTCGGCGGACGGCGGACGCTCCCCATTCGCCACCCTGTAGTCTTGATCGGTCCACTTATTGCCGTTCGCCCGATGGATCGCCTCAAGCCCCTCGCATCCTTCATCCCGATCCGCCTTGTTCGCCTTGGCGCAGTAGAAGAAACGGGCGGCTGAGCCGGATGATCCGTAGCCTTTTTTGTGATCCGGCTGCGGCCCCCATCCGCCGCCATAACCGCAAAACCTTCCTGTGCGAGCGCCTGCCACGCCGTCCTTGCTTTCAGGAAACAGCCCCACCACCTCCTCGCTGCCGTCGTGGATGAGGTTCGCGGGCCAGCGGCCGGAAGGATGCTCGGGGTTGCGAACGTCTCCCATGCCCTGCCCGTAAATGGCATGGCTGTCTTGGTTCTGCTCGCTGACAGTGCCGTCTTTCTTCCGCCAGGTTGACCATGTGCCCGCCACCCGACACCCATCAACGTTGATCGCCCCCGTGCCATGCGTCAGCACGTTCTCGGCGACGGTGCCGACGAGCGGCTTGCGGGCCACGATGATCGGCTCCCAGGCGGGCTTGAGGGCTGTGCCCCAGCCGGACCACTGGCGGGCGGCGTCGGTGGCGGGGGCATCACCATCGACGAAACAACCGCCATTCTTCCTGGCTTCGTCGAGCCACGGGCGAGGCTCAAGAGTCCCAACGCTGCTGTTGGCCGTTACTGCCTTCCACCGCTTTTCCCGCTCCGCCCCCGCCGCCTTATCAATCGCCTTGCTCACGTCGTGCGACTTCGGGAAGCCGCTGCCGTAGACCCACATCACGCAATCCCGAATCTCCCAGCCAGCGTCCTCGATGGCACAGGCGAGCCGGTGATAGGTGCGAGTCCCGCCGAACGCGAGCAGATGGGCACCGGGCTTCGCCACGCGGAGGGCTTCGGTCCAGAACTCCACGCCAGGGACGCCGTGATCCCAGCCCTTGCCCATGAACGACAGGCCGTATGGCGGGTCACTCACGATGGCGTCGATACTCTCGGCGTCGAGCATCGCCATGACTTCGCGGCAGTCGCCGTGGTGGATGTCAATCACGGCACTGCCTCCATCACCGCCGCCTCGCTCGCGGGCTGCGGCGTCACCCGGATCACCGTCCTGCCCGCGAGGGCGACAACCGCCGGTAGCCCCGCTTTGCGGGCCGCATCCAGGGCGGCCTGGTACTGGTCGGGAACGTCGCCGGTCCCGTCGGTCGTGTCGGCCTCGAGGAGCGTGGCGACCACCTTCCGCTCGCGGTTCAGCTTGTTGATCGCCACGGTCACGAACGGCGGCACGCCGCCGTCGTCCTTCTCATAGACGTAGACGGCCGCCGTCGCGGACCCGCTCGTGTCCACGCGGCACCCCTCGACGCGCGGCAGCGTCAGCAGGAGAAGCCCGGCGGCGATGAAGGCGAGCGGCCTCACGCCTTGGCCTCCGGCTTCAGCAGCTCGTGCGTCAGCTGCTCGCACACGGCCACGGCGTCGGTCTGCCCCTTGTCCCGGAGCCGGGCCGCGAGGTCGATCACCAGGCGGAGATCGTCCACCGGCGTCCGTGTCCGCCGGCCAAGCCGGCCGCGGAGCTGCTGCACACCCACGACCACGCCGTAGCCGACGAGGCCGACGGCGATCACGATCTGGGCCAGGGTCACGTAGTTCACTGGGTCTTCTCCATGTCGGCGGCTTTGTCGGCGATCCATCCCGCGAGGGCCGCGCCCTGCGGGGTGTGCAGCACGGCCGCCACGAGGCGGGCGAGCTCGTCGTCCATGCGGTTGCCGGTCTTCGATGCGAGCCACTCGATCGCGTCGGCGATCGTGTCGGCCCGGCCGCCGTCATCCACGGCCGCCGACAGCCGCTTGGCGTAGCCGAGCAGGGGAGCCCACTCCACGAGCAGCCGGACGTTGTCGAGCATGTCAGCGCCTCACGAGCGGCAGCACTTGCTCCACGGCCCCCGACGCCAGTGCCAGGACGAGCGCTCGCACGGCGGGCCGGGCGAGGACCCAGATCGGGTAGGCGAGCGGCGGGACCGCCCGATCGGCCACGGCGTCGAACAGGCTCGCGACCGCCTCCAGGGCGAGGGCCTTCTTCGCGGCACCGGTCAGGCCGTTGGCGACGTCGAGGCCCGCGATCACCAGCCGCAGCAGGGCGAGCATGAGGTCGCCGAACTCGGCCCACGTGAGTCCGTCGGCGGCGGCCGACTTGGCCGTCTCGACGAACGCCTTGATCTTCGCGAGCAGGCCGCCGTCGAGGTGCTCGGCGACGGTCACAGGGGCGGCGGAAATCATCGGGAGGCCTCCGTGGAACTGAGGGCGATCCGCATCCGGGCGGCGGCGGCCGCCGCGGCGGCCCGGGCACCGGCGAGCGTCGAGACCTTCACGCCGCGCGGGGCGGCCCGGGCTGGCTCGGCCTGGGCGGGCTCGACGATCCCCTCGGGGTAGTCGTCGACCCAGATGTCGACCGAAATGCCGGCGGCCGCTGCGGCCGACCGCTTCCGCTGGTCCGGCCCGACGAGCAGCACGCCGGCAAGTTCGTCGTGGAGATCCCCGAACGCGGTCCGCAGGGCGGCCCGGTTCTCCTCGTTGTCTTCGCGTCGCGTGACGCACACCACCCGGTTACCGCGGGCCTGGGCATCGGCGACGAACGACCGCCACAGCCCGGGGGCCGCGGTGAACGTGCCGTCGAAGTCGAGGGAGATCGTGAGGCCGCGAGACTCGGCCCGGTGGGCCATCGCGCTCCGGGCGTACTTCCAGAGCGGCAGCGAACGCGGCGCGGCGGAGCTCTTTCCATACGCCGGGTACACGACTGCGGAAACGTCGTAAAGGCCGGAGACCCGCGTCACGGTTCTCGTGACGTTACCACGCTCGTCTTCCTCCCAGACGTCGCCCTTTTGGTGCGCGGTGAACGCGAACGACGCCGCCTTGATCGTGCGGTCCTCGACCATCATCACGAGGTCGCGGCCGTGCGTCGTCTGGAGCGGAGAGTGGACGTACTCCAGCCCCTTGTCTCCGCGTCGCACTTCAAGCCGCCCGTTTGACGTCCGACCCGTGATCAGGTTGGGATCATGGTTGAACAGGAACGGAACGTCGATCTTTGAACGCAGCACTCCAGACGGGTCGAGAAGGTCATCGAATGAGGTCGGCAGGAATCGCTCCTTGAACCCGCCGAGGTCGTTTGACCACGAGTCCCACGGAGGAGAGACGCCGCCGATCTGCGGGGCGTTGTCGTCCCGGCGGGCCACACGCAACGCGTCCGGGTAGTCCTCGATCAGGAGATAGCGACGTTCGACGAGCGGTTCCATTTCATGCCCCCTGCTGCGAAGGTGCTGGCATCGCACCGGACACGATCTTCTTTGCGGCTTCGTAGCTCACGGTCGGGAACGCGGCCTGAATGAGGGCCACCGCCGAATCCTCGGTGAGCAGTCCTTGGGAAACTTGCTGGAGGACGGCGACGAGCGCCGTGACCTGCGCCCCATTCAGGGCGGTCGATGACATATCGAGCCCGGTGGCCGCTGCCGCGAGCGGGTCCGCCGATGGATCGACAGGCATCGAATCGCCGGCATCCGCCGGCGCTTGCACGGCCCCCGCGGCCCCCTTCTGGGCCTGGTTCGCCGCCATCTCCAGCGTCGAGAAGCCGAGTTGCAGGAACGTCTTGTCGGCCTCCGGCTCCTCGAGCAGCGGGAAGTCCTCGAGCTCGCGGATCTCGTTCGGCGTGATGGCCGACATGGCGAACAGCGCCCGGTACAGGTTTGCCCGGGCGACCGAATCGCCGCGGAGCAGCGCCCGTTCGTCGAGCTGGAAGAACGTGCCCTCGCCGTAGGTGTCGGCCAGCCAGAGGTTGACCGCACCCTCGAACCGCTTCTGCCACGGCAGCAGGCACCAGACCTGGGCCTGGAGGTTGTCGGCCTCCGGCGAGCCGTACCGCTGGGCCTTCGCATCACCGACGAGCGAGGCCGGCACGCCCCAGTGGCTGCACACCTCGGGCAGGATGGATTCGCGGAGCTGCTGGAACTGGCTCTGCTCCATCGTGTTCGATTGCATGGGCACGAGCTTGTGGCCCGGGATCATGACCGCCGGCGTGCCGCGGTTGTCCCCGCCGTACATCTCGCGGAACTCCGACCGGTAGCGGGCCATGGTCGTGTCGTCCATCCGCTTGTCGGTCTCGATCACGAAGTCGGGCCGCGCCCCCTTCTTCCAGAGCGTGAGGGCCGCGCCGTCGAGCTCCCGGGCGATCGTGATCGCGGTCGCGAGCGTGTCCGTCGGGGGCGTGCCGGTGATCCCGGTGTCGCCCAGCCAGCGGAAGTGGAGGACCTCACTCTGCTGGAGCGGCATCCACCGGCCCTTCTCATCGAACCACTCGTAGGCGAGCGAGTAGTCGGCGAGCTGCTTCGTCCGCATCCGCCGCGGGTGGAGCGGGATCAGGTGGGTCATCGCCCCGCGGTTGCCGGCCACGACGCGGGCGAAGCCGCCGCCGTGGAGGGCGGTCCAGAAGGCCTGGAGGGTCCAGAAGTCGAACGGGCTCTGCCACGGGTTCGGCCGCACCCGCAGGGCGTGGACCGCCTGCCGGTAGACGCTCGCGGCCGGATCGCCGAAGCCCTGGACCGCGTCGAGCGTTTTGCCCGCCAGCCGCACCTTCAGCCGGGGCGACATGCACCCGATCGACTGGGCGATGAACCGGCAGACGCTGAAGACGCTCGACACCCTGACGGCGAGCTCGGGGTGGACCCGCCGCTGCGAGGCGGAGCCCCAGGCGAGCGGGTCAAGGAGCGTGCTGTCCGCGATCGTGGCGCGCGTGGATGCCCGCGGCGACCTCCGCGAGGCGGGCCGCTTCGACGTCGGATTCTGCGGCGACCGCCTGGAGGCCGTGGGCTTGGCGCGTGGCATGGAAGGCATCCTTCCAAACCGCCACCGATTTGCCCTATAGCCGCGTCACCAGAGCGGCTGTAGGAGCGGGCCGTCGTAGGGCCGTTCCGCGAGGTCGTCGGCCTTCTCGATCGCCATGGCGAACGCGTTGGAGGCGGCCGACAGGCCGTCGATCTTCTCGGTGCTCTTGGCCTTGTCCGGTTTGATCATGCCCGTCGTGTCCGTGTAGACGAGGCAGTGGTTCGCGTTCCACAGCAGGATCGGGCTCTCGTATCGAAACTTCCCCTCGACGACCAGGCCTTCGAGCATCTTGCAAGGGGAGTTGAGACGCGCCGTCGTCTGGGCCACCGCCTTCACTTCGATGTTCTCGCGTTGCAGGAACGTCGCGAGCGGGCCGACCTGCCACGGGTCCGCCCCGACCTGGAGGATCTGGTGATCCTTCCCGAACGCCAGGATGTCGCGGGCCACGTGCTCGTGGTCGAGCCGCGCCCCCGGCGTCACCG